TGTGTTTGTGATTGACTCTTCCGATAATGCTCTGATTGAAGAAGGTGATGACTTTGGATTTAGCGGCACTCTGACTGGAGGATTTGACGGATTATGAGTTTTAACGACTTAAACGAAACATTCAACGTTGACAGTGAAGTAGTTCTTCCTGAGGTTTCTTCTGCTAAACCTAAAAAAATTACTTCTCAAGTTGATGACATTAAAAAAGACTACGATTATACCAGAGGTAATTTATATTCTATTATTGAAAAAGGTCAAGAGGCAATCAACGGTATTCTTGAACTGGCACAAGAGTCTGATCAACCTAGAGCATATGAAGTTGCAGGACAACTTATCAAAAGTGTGTCTGATGCCACAGATAAATTGATGGATCTTCAGAAGAAATTAAAAGATGTTGGAGAGGACAAAAAAGAGCGTGGTCCATCTACTGTAAACAATGCACTATTTGTTGGATCAACTGCAGAACTTGCAAAAATGTTAAAAGACGGACTTAAAGATCAACCTAAATAAAAAAGGGAGAGAAATCCCGAAGTATTTAAGTTACTAATAAAATGTCAAGCAAGGATTTACCTTCGATTGATGATTTTGCTGAAGATCCAAGTAATCTTCCGTCAATCGAAGAATTTATTACAGAGGAAGTGGAAGAGGATTTACCCTCTGTAGAAGATTTTATCGAGAAAGAAAAAGAGATAATTTCAGAACAAACTCAAACTATTGAAGATGCAAATGGAGAGTCATTTGCAGAGGTTCAAGATATAGTTCCTGCTTGGCCTGAGTTGGTCAAAATGGTTAATGATATTAGGGCAGACATCCCTGATATTCCAGAGATTAAATATTACGACAAAGAATTAGAGCAACTTGCTGAACAGATCTCTCAGGTAAGAGATGAGATTCCAGAAGTACCTGAAGTAAGATATTACGAAAGAGAAGTAGAGGCAATCTGTGAGCAGATTGATCTTGTAAGATCTGAAATTAAAGATCTACCTGAGGTCAAATATTATGATGAACAGGTAGATCAGATTGAAGATAGAATTGACACTCTTCAGACTGAGGTTGCTAATTTACCTGAAGTCAAATACTACGACGCTGAGATTGCTGCCATCTGTGAAGCGATTGATGCTGTAAAAGAGTCTATTCCTACTTTCCCTAAGTGGGTTAATGAAGTAAATGAAGTTCCAGATTTTTCCTGGATTGGTAAAACCTTTAGTGTTATTGATGATGACTTCATTAAAGTCAATGATTCTATTGACACATTAAAAGAGCACGTCAAACTCGACCTTAAAAAATTAATTGAAGAAAACGAAGTCAAGCACTTTGAAAATAGAGTTCAATTTGGAACTGAAGTAAAAGATCTTGATACTAAGTTAGGAGAAGAAAAAGATAAAATTTGGAAGGAACTTCGTAGTTCCTCAATGAAAATTTGGGAATATCACAAAGAATTTAAGGATGATGATAAGAAGTTAAAAAAACAAATTAAGAATGAATATAATTCCCTAAAGAATCAACTTGAACAAAATCTTTCAAAGTATAATCTTGAAAGTGTAAAAACTGATGAACTTCTTCTCAACTATTTTAACGGATTAAAAGAGGAAGTAAGTAATCTTCCTGAAGTAAAATATTATGACGATGATATAAGTGATATCAAAAGTGATTTATCAAGTCTTCGTTCTTTAGTTCAGTCGATTAAAACCGAACAGAAAGAATTAAACGAAGAAATTAAACAACTGAATGAAGTAGCACTTGAAGAACCTCATGATGTTGTTCAAAGTGTTGATGGTGATGGAGATCCTCTCACACCTCTTGATAAACAATTTCCAAATCTTAAAGCATTAGCAGATCACTATAGATTATTCATTAGTAGAGTTCAAACTCAAATTGCATCAATAGGTGGCGGTGGTGCTGGATTTATTAAAGATCTGGACGACGTAAGTTTCGACCAAACAACTGGAACAAACGAACTTTTAATATACAATGGTGCAGCATGGGTTGGTGTTGCAAGCACGGCTATTGGAAACATTGGAATTCAATCTGCCGGAAATTTAATTAAAGATACAGTAAAAACTTTAAACTTTATTGGCATAGGAAACACCTTTAAAGTAAATGGTGATACTGTTGACATTAGTATTTCTGGCAACACTGGTGCTGGTGGAACCTGGGCATCAACTCCAGTTGGTATTCATACCACTAAGAATGTTGGTATCGCTACGACTGCCAGAAGTGAGTATGCGCTTTATGTTGAGGGTGATCAGTACATTGACGGAAACATCACTGTTGGTGGAACGATTACATATGATGATGTAAAAAATGTAGATTCTATTGGACTTGTCACGGCAAGAACTGGAATTGATGTTTTAGCAGGAGGTGTAAATGCAGTTGGTATTTCAACATTCAGCACTGGTATTGGAACAGTTCATATTGGAACTGGAAATACAACACTTATAGTTGATGGTAATGCCAGAGTTATTGGAGTTTTAACTGTTGGTAGCGGATCTGTTACAATTGATGGTGATAATAATACTGTCAGCACTGGTATTGTTACCATTACAAGTAGTCAGGTTGTTCTTGGCGATAACGTTACAATCAATGCTGGTGCTACTGGTATTAACTCTGCACCAAACGTATTATACGTTGCAAAAGATGGTGATGATTCAAATAATGGAACATCAATTGATAATGCAAAACTGACAATTGCTGGAGCTGTTTCTATCGCTCAGTCTGGCACAACAATTAAGGTTCTCTCTGGAAATTACGTAGAATCTAATCCAATTGAACTTCCTGCATTTACAGCACTTGTTGGTGATGATCTTAGAACTGTTAAAGTTCTTCCAAGCACAACAACTAGTGATATTTTCCATGTAAATAAAGGATGTAAAATTGCAAACATGACCTTCTCTGGTCATGTTCATCCTGCTGCTGCTGTCGCTTTCCCAACAGGCATAGCAACTAATGTTGGTGGTGGAAAATGGAAGGGACCATATATTCAAAACTGCACTAGTGATACAACCACGGGAACTGGTATCTTTATTGACGGGGATAAGGCAGAAAAAACTAAATCAATGAACGTTGATGCATTCACTCAATATAATCAGGGTGGAGTAGGCGTTGCCGTTACTAATGAGGGATATGCTCAATTAGTTTCTGTATTTACAATCTGCTGTAATGAGGCAATCACTGTTCATAAGGGAGGTCAGGCAGATCTTGCTAATAGTAATTGCAGTTTTGGTACTTTTGGATTAGTTGCAGATGGTGTTGGAGATGAACAGTTTACTGGAATAGTTACATCATCTGCTGCAGCATCTCAAGATAACATTACAATTAATGTTGGCGCAGTTACTACGAGACCATATGATGGTCAGGTTGTTTACTTTGATCAATTATTCAAATCAGTTGAAACTATTTCTGTTGGTTCTGGAGGAACTGGATATACTCAAGCACCTACAGTCACTATTGATGCTCCCGCTGGACCAAATGGAGAAACCGCATCTGCTTTTGCAAGTATTGAAAATGGAACTGTAACTGGTATATCAATCATTAGCAGTGGAAGTCAATATACCACTACTCCTACTATTACAATTTCAGGACCTCAGAGTGGTGTAAACACTGCAACAGCGACTGCTAATATGGCAGATACCTATTACACAATAAATAGTGCTCCACCCATCGTCTCTGGAATTACTACATTAACACTTGCAGAAAATCTTATTAATACGGTAGGGGTTGGTTCTACAGCATACTTCTTCCAGCAAAGTAAAATTGTTGCAAGTTCTCACACGTTTGAATATATCGGTTCTGGTAATACAATTACCTTAGCAACACCAAAACGAGGTGGAGTTACTGTTCAAGCAAATGAAGTTGTAAGTCAAAATGGTGGAAGAGTAATATATACCAGCACAGACCAAGCAGGTAACTTTAGAATTGGTGATGATCTTCAGATCAACCAAGCAACAGGAACTATTAGTGGAAGAGCATTTTCCAAGAGTTTGTTCTCAGAAATAACACCCTTTATCTTAGCACTCAGTTAAATGGCACAACTAGCACTTAACAGATTTCAAACTGAAACTGCAATTTTGACGACCAGTGATCAGACGATTTATACTGCTCCTGCAGGATATACTGGTATTGTGCTATATGCACATGTCACCAACTATGGTTCATCAGCAACCACTATTACATGCAAACATGTAAGGTCTGGAACAGAAACAGAAATTATCAATGAGGCAAATGTTCCTGTAAATGATGCCTACATTCCTCTAGATGGAAAGTTGGTTTTAGAGACGAATGACTCCTTTTCAGCGAAAGCTGGAGCAGGGACTACACTTAAAATTATACTATCAATTTTGGAGACAGCAAACTAATGCCTAGACTTTTAAGTTCAGTAAACGGTTCTAGTCAAGTTGGTATTTCAAGTGATGGCACTGATTTAGGAAACATGACAAGATTAAACTTTGAAAGTAATAGAGTTGATTTTGATACAAATGCGGGAGTGGCAACTGTTCTTACAGACCCTCTGACTGTCATCGGATTATAAATATAGTTGTGAACTAATACCAACATGAAGAACGGAAGATGTAAAGCAGGACAATATTTCTGCTATACGGACAAAGTTTGTAAACCAATTCCAAAGGGATTTATGGTCGATCCTGAAGGAATGCTTCGTAAAGAAAATGGTGCCACCATTGATGAGGAGGGTCTTCGTGATTGGTTTGGTAAGTCAAAATCAAAAGATGGTAAGAAAGGTTGGGTTCAAGTAGTTTCAGGAAAACCCTGTGCTAGACAACCCGGTCAAAAGTCAACACCTAAATGTGTTTCTTCTGCAAAGAGAGCAAGTATGAGTAAATCAGAAAGACTCTCAGCACAAAGAAGAAAGAGAGCTGCTGATCCTAATCAACCACAAAAATCAGGAGCAGCAAAACCTACTTATGTGTCAACCGATAAACCGAAAAAAATGAAATCTGTAAAAGAGTCTGTTGATTTCGTAACCTTACCACTTAA